GGGATTCGCAACTCCGCAGTGGAGTCACGGCAACTTAATTCTACACACGGTTGCTGGCGTGCGGTTGTTAAATCCTTCTGTCTAGAGCTTTCGTAAAAGCCCCCGTCTATTGCTGTATAATCAGACGCAACAGGGAGATAACGAATCAATATCATACCTTGCTGAAATGGATTGGCATTTATCACTATGCGCAAAACCACATCAGCCCTCACAAGAGCAAAACCAGACAGTTTATTTTGCCAGATTGGATTTGAAGATAGTAAATTCTTCAACTGCAATCCCCAAAATATAGTGTTTGGAGTCATCGAGGTTGTCCAAAGCAATGCGTTAACCAGCACCGGTTTGGCCAAAAAGTCTTTTATTGTGTCCAACCTAACTTCGACCTTGTTGGGAGGCCGGCTAGTAGAAAACTCTTGTTTAACGATAGTATCATTCTCGATAAAACAGGTAGTGGAGTTGGCTTCACACACTACATTGCCTTCTATAGCATTGTTCTCGCTAGTTTTAAAGTGCACCGGACGCGAGTCCATCTGCTGCACTATTGGTGATTTATCATCCTGGTTCACCGCCAGAGGGAATGTCTCCGAACTATCCACAGTTGGTGTCAGAGGCTTTTGGCTGTAATTCCCATAACCCGGTATTTTATGTACAAACTTTTCCATATTTTATTCATTATTGTTATTTATTATATTACATATATACAATTACAATTCCCATAACTAGAAATTGTAAGGATACTTCAACCGGCATGCGTTGGTAAAGCATACCCTGAACGAGGTGAAGTCTGGATACAATCCCATGCGGTCATGTAGTGCAGTAATAAGCTTAGGAGCATACTCATTGAAGACATCTTCTCCATGTAAGCTCAATTCCATTAAGCTATGCTGCACTACTGCTCGCATGTTATCTAGAGGGGTCCCACGCTTTCGCCAGTAAGGTGGCTCTAGAATACTAACCATCTTTAAAGGAGCTACGATGCGATATTTACCATCAGCATCTTGCCTTCTGAACCCACGAGATATAAAAGAACACTCGTTAAGGTGTCTGAAAGGCACTATATTTCCGCTCTTGGCTTCGTCAGTATAGACTAGGCCGAGAACTTCAAGATAGGCCTCAGTTAAGGCAACTTGGTTAACTCCCTTGTTCTTCAGTGCATCGGACACTGAAAATCCGTTGTCATCTCCATAGAATATGGACGCACAGTTTTCGATTATAAATCGAACTGGAAGGCCTCCGCCTTTATACGCCATAATTCCTCCTTGATCCTTAAGTAATAAGTGACACATCACATAATATTTCTTAAGATCGTTAACGATGGAGTTCATCGTTGCTGTGACAAAGTTCCCAGAAGTATTAGCACCAATCCATTCATAGAGGACAGCTGAAATTAGCTGATCCATCACAACGGACTGGTCCATATCTTCTAGGGGCTTTTCCATCATTGCAACATGAATGGAATTGACAAATTCTTCCGCAATCATCTTGCGCGCTATCTTATCTTCCGGAGTAGCTGTTTTGGCATAGAAGGCTTCCACGACATCAAAGAATGCATATATAAAGGAAACTAACATTCTCTTATCATATCCGGAAAAGTCACCAAAGATACAATTGTTTACATTTACATTCGCCAATTTCTCGTAGAGAAGGGTCCACTCCTCAGAGTAGGGATTAATTCCTACCGCAATGTTGTTGATTATGCGGTTATCCACCACCCAGGAGGCAAAGTGACCAAGATATTTCTTTGTTAATACAAGGAAGTCTTGTTCACAACCACAGAATAGTCGTGCACCTTTTCCCTTCTTCAACCTCTCATCCTTAAGACAATCAAGAAAGACCGTATATAGTCTATTTCCTGACCTCAACACATCATCTCTTTCTTTAACATACCCAAGGAATTGCTTTGCAGGTACCGTAGTTAAGTCACTCAATTGATCTTTCCCAAACCAATAGTATTTACCAGAGTCTTTATTACCAACTTCTTTCTTAAGTCGGTTAAAGATATACCCGGGAGAGGTTTTTCTATCAATCCCTGGAATCTTAAGACTAGGTTTCCCTAGTATACACTCTTCATAAGTCAAGACCGTAGGCTCTGTAACTTTGGTGGACACTGAGAATAAGTGACTCTTATAGACATCTGTAATCTCCCTAATGGCTAAGGCATTCGTACAATGGATATTGGTACAATAGCCAGATCTAGCCTCATAGAAAGGATATCTTCTGACACCTTCACTATCGGTATATGGTCTAAGTCTTGCGGGTTTCTTTGTAACTTCACCCCAAGCTCCATATAGAGGACTTTTCTCAATGGCACTAACATTTATCTGTGGTACTGGATCAACAGCTCCTATCTCAATAAAATGATCTGGAACTATCAAGCCCTCTTCAACTATTGGAGGAACCTCTTTCACCGTATTTATCGGAATGGTATTTATCTTTGCTATATCAATGGACTCAACACTATGCAACGGAGTAGTAAAATCTTCTTTCCATATGCGAGCACCGATTGCAACACCATTAGAACCATTTAAAGAAGCAGCATGTAGATAATGGATTACTAAATGTGGTAAACCAACATCCAATAACTTGGTATCAGCATAAACTCCAATAGCACCACAATCTCCTTGTACAGTAGACATATCCATAAGAATAGTATCAGTATAATCAGGATCCCATTGTGAAACACTAGGCATTTCAGCATTATTGAGAGAGATAAAACTCGTCTTCTCCGCAATATATGCTCCTGCACCACGATCTCGATGTACCCATTTT